GCCATTGATGGTATCTCTGCGAAAATACCAACAGAGATACCATCAAATTTCGTGACTGTCAGCGCTCGTTCGCGAACAAACGCGAACGACGAAGCGCCGCGCTATGCCATTCCCGAGTACAACCGCGAACAACTGCGCATCCTCTAAAACCCGGATGGCGATTGTCGATCATGAGGATCATATCAGGCCTAAGTATCTGACTTTGATAGGTTGTCAGCGGTAGCTACAGGATAAGTACCAACACTTGTACCAGCATTCGCACGACGCTGCTGTCCGGCCGTCGACGTGAACTGCCGATTGTACGGCACGGCCGCCACCAACCATGCGCACCACCTTTTCGATCGTCGCCTGGCCAGCTTGGCCACGAGACATCCTCGATCGAAACCAGCCTCGTCGCGGTCGACGCGAACGCCGCACCTGGTGCGCGCGCCGCCGGCGAACGAGCGCAATGCATGCGCGCCACCAACGACGACCATGGCACGTCGACAGCGCGTATCCGCACGGCAGCAGCGGGCGCGTGTTGATGGCCATGCGTCGGAGCCACAGCGCCGCAGCGAGCGAACGACCAGGACGAGGCGAGGCGATGACGGAGCTGCTGCAGACGATATCGCTGTGATTGGTTGGGAGAGTTGGCCTCTATATACCCTCCCCAATTGTTGGCATCGTCGGAAAACAGCGATAAAGGCGATATGCAAGCGGCGACGGGCCAAATGTTCCGTGCATTCCGATGGTTACCCGGGGAAGCGAAGGGCGATAAAACCGTGATTTGACGGCGATTTGATGGCCCTTCCAAACAGTGATCTTCCCCCTTTTTTTAATAGATAGAAATCAATTACTTATACTTAAACAGCGATATTGATCGCCTTTTGATCGCCCTTTCCTTCGGCATCTGTAGACGTTGTGCCCCAACGGATGCGTGCCCATCGCTGAATCCGCATCGCCTTTATCGCCCTTTGCCGGCCCGTAACCGCTGGCCAAGTCGCACTGCCATGCCGTCCGGGTAATCGCACGCCATCGCACTGCACACAATTCCGAAACAGTTGCGATTCGTTCGCAACAAAATCCATGGAAATTACTGCGCCGGAAAATCCGGTGCGCGGCCGAAACAGGCCGTTTTCGACGTCAATCCGCTGCTTCGCCGGACGTGGCCGGGTGCATCGATCCGCATCACGGGTTGGGCCGCTCTGGCCGCCGCCGGCCGTTGGCATGCCTCGTCGCTGGCCACTGCATCAACTGCATCAAAAAAGGGGGGAGAAGCGCGCAGGCGAGGAGGGGGGACGACCGCGCGCGCCGAGGTCAGAGACCCCTGGCTGGTCATTTTTTGACCACCCGCGTGCGCGCCTCAGGAGGCCGCGTGCGCGCGTCTGCCTCGCACCGCACCCGCACCCCTCCCGCGACCCTCGCCGTGCGAGATACGAGGGCACGTTGAGCCGACCGCTGATGGCTAGAAGGTGGGTCGAACTGCGGGCGGCGGTCGACCAATGGCGGCTGCGTGCGTATGCGCCCATCGCTCGATGAAGCGCTTGCCCTGCGCCTCCGACGCCACGTAGACACACCGGGCGTGGGACGTACGCCCGCTGGGGTAAATCATCAGGAGCCAGTTGCCCAAGAGCGGCGCGCCCGAAGGCGCGAGCGAGGCGAACACGAGCCGGCCGTCCCACGTCGCGAACCGCGAGTAGTGAGGGGTAGGCGGTACCGACCAGGTGATGCGGGAATTCATTCGGCGAGGATAAGTCGGAGCCGTCTCACCACGCGAAAAAAAAGGGCGGCCAGTGGCCGCCCTGCTCGCTCGAGCTCACTTCCTGGTCAGGCGACCGGCGGTGGCTCCTGGAACTTGAACGCCTCGATACCGAGCACCTTGTTCATCGCAAGCATGCGCTTCTGGATGGGCACGATTTCATTGGCTAGGAACACACGCGTCGCCTTCTCCACGTCACCGAAGCCGCCGGCGTTGGTCGGTACAACACCGAGCAGCTGCGGCGGCACGCGGTGGGCGGCCAACACGTCGTCACGACTGACATTTTTGATTGCGGCGAAGTCATCCTTGGCCGCGATTTCGCTGATGGGAATCAGCTGGATACCGTCTTTCTTGCCATTGGGCGCATACATGAATAGGTTGCGGAAGTTGCCCGGACCCTTCGAATCGCGCAGCGCCTTGCGCATTGCATCGACGTCCTTCTGATCCTGGGCGGGATCGGTCATATACAAGATGAAACCGGCGTGCGAGCCGTTGTCGTAGTACTTCCTTCTGAACAGCGTGGCCGAACGATTCAGCTGAGCGGAGTGCAACGCTGCGAGGTATTCCGGCAAGCCGTACATCTCCTGCGTCACGTCCGTGTCGTGCATATGCACGACGCTCCCGGCGTCGAACGCATGCTCCACACCCTTGTCGGTCACGAAGAAGAACACGTCGGGAGCAACGCCAACACGTGTCTGCATCGCGGGGCACCGCTTGACGCCCATGAGGCGACCCGACATCGCAAAGACCTTCTCCAAGTAAGCGTTGAAGAAGAACACGTAGTCCGTCGCGAATGCCGCGAAATCCTGTGTCGACAGGTAGGGCGTCTCAATGAACGACGCAACCAGCAGATTGCGCTTTACGTACATGGCCGAGGCGTGATGGGGAGCCACCCGTGCCATGTTGGCCAGGCCGCGCATGTTGACCGGAGGCTCATACCAGCGCCCGTTGTTCACCAGGTCGGCGTAGTCCAAGAGCGACGCGCGGTCGATCATCTCGGGCTCACCAAAAGTGAAGGCCTCGATGCGCCCGCCGGCAGCGGGCGTGGTATCTAGGGCGGGCGCAGATTGCGCGGTGAAGCGACGGTTACGCTTGGCCATCAGTCGTAGAACTCCAGGACGTTGTTGCTGCTCGCCGCTCGGCCTTCGAGCGGTTCGTAGATGAGGGTGTGCATCACCGACCAGGCAAGGTCGGCGTGGCCAACCTCTTCCGACCGGCTGGCTTCGAATGTCACGTGGCGGCCGCTGGCCGTCATCGTCTTGCGGATGGCCATGAACGCCGCGGCTAGGTCGGACCAACCGGCATCCCACTCGAGACGGCCCTTGCCCATCACGTCGGTCGTCTTCATGACCATCCGGGACTTCACTTCGGGCGAGTAATGGATGGCACGCACGGCCGGGAAGAACTGCTTCACGAGCTCGTACACGCCGATGCCCATGCCCGTGACGTCGATCGCGATATCGACGACGTTGTAGCGCTCCGTCAGGGCCTTTATGGACTTGGCTTGCGCGTCGAAGTCCTGCCCGGGCCATTGGAACTTTTCCAGGACGCGGAACAGGTCTCTCGCTGGCGTCGGCAGCGCGGTCACCGTGCAGCCCGACGGATCACCGCCTGACGTGCCTTTTGACGGATCGAAGCCGATGCTTACGGGCGCGTCGCCGACGATATGGTGGGCGTCGAACCGCACGTCGTCCCACACGTCCCAGCTGTCCACCATGCAACGCTTGACCAGGGCGAACGGAAACACCGATGCGGTGTCGTCGATGAACTGGCACATCAGCAGCTGCTGGAACTCGTCCTCGCTGTACTCCTGTTTCAGCTGGTCCAGGTCGAACAGGTCGCAGCCACCGCCCAGGGCATCGAGCACCGTGACGATTTGTCGCCACTGCCCGTCCCCGCAGTGCAGCCCAGGAGCGAGCGCGGCATGCGACGTGTCGATTTCATGGCGATCGCCCTTCGCCTTGCCCTTCGCCGCCATCGTGCCGGCCCAGAACGGGTAAGCGTCGTGCGTGAGGGCCGACGGCGTGCTGAAATAGGTCTGCCGCCACTTCTTGTGAATCGCCATGCCAGATGCCAGCTTGCGAAGCTGCTGGAACGAGTGAACCCAGAAGTACTCGTCGAAATAGAGATTGCCGTGGTAGCCCTGCGCCGTGCGCGAGTTGGTGCCTAGAAAATAGAGGTTGGCGAGGTTGGGCAGGATGATCGGGGAATCGCGTCCGCCCTTGAGCTCGATGTCCGCAGCGTCCTTGGCGAAGGCCAGCATGTAGCGCCGAAACTCATTCGCCTGGGACCGGCTCGCCGAGAGAAAAATCTGGTTGCGGGCGGTGGCGATAGCGTCCACCAGTGCCTCGCGGGCGAAGTACCAGGTCGCACCAATCTGGCGCGACTTCAGGATGTTCCGGATGCGCTCGCCGGCGCCGGCGCGATACCAGGTGCGCTGGTACTCGAACAGCGAGTCCATGAACGCCTCGCGCAATCGATCAGCCTGCTCGGGGCTGTATTCGTTCACCGCGGCCTTCTTCTTAGGGTTCGCGTTGCGGTTCGCCACCGCGGGATTGAGGTCACCCTCGTGACCACCCGGAGCCTCGTACCTCCGCACCCTGGCCAGGCGTTCGAACTGCCGCGTCAGCAGGTCTATTTCCTTGAAGTCGTGGGCGCTCTTTTCGTCCTTGAGCACCAGCTGGCAAATGCGCGCGTCCAGGCAGTCTTCGACGCGCTGCATCGGTGCCGCACTGGCCCATCCGTCGCGCTGTTTCCAAGCCTCCACGGTGGAGCGTGGCTGGCTGAGGCGGTCTGCGATCGCGGTCACACCCCAGCCCGAGAAGTACATCTGCCGGGCGAGTCGGCGTGGATCCATGGTGGTGGCTAGGTCAAGCATGCCGGACAGCGTAGGGAGCGCCCGGGCTCAACTCCCGCACGCGTTGTTCTGTGTGTCCACGTGCAGAACAGCCGCCGATTGCCGCGCTCAGCCGGCCTCCTGATGCTGGCGGCCTACCTCCCCATCAACTACCGAGGCACCCACGCATGGCCGGCAAGAAGTCCAAGAAGTTCCGCGTTGCCACCGAAGGCGCGACCGCCGACGGCCGCGTCATCGAGCGCGATCACATCCTGCAGATGGCCAAGAACTACGACCCGGCGAAGTACCAGGCCACGGTCAACATGGAACACATCAAGAGCGCTTACCCGGGCGGTCCCTTCGGTAATTACGGCCTCGTCAACGGCCTCGAAACGGCTGACAACGCCGATGGCAAGGCCGAACTGTTCGCCACCATCACGCCGACCGACGACCTTGTCGCGATGACCGACAAGCTGCAGAAGGTCTTCACCAGCATCGAAATCAACCCGAAATTCGCCGACACCGGCGAGGCTTACATGGTCGGCCTGGCCGTCACTGACAACCCGGCGAGCCTCGGCACCGAGCTCCTGGCGTTCTCCGCCGCCAACCCGGCGGCCAGCCCCCTGACGGCCCGCAAGCAGCACGCCGACAACTGCTTCACCGCAGCGACCGAAACCGTCATGGAGTTCGTGGCTGTCGAGCCGGAAGGCCCGGGCTTCCTGGAAAAGTTCCGCGCGATCTTCGCCAAGAAGGCCACGAGCGACGAGGCACGCTTCAACGCGGTGCAGGACGCCCTGGAACAGCTGGCCGAGCACGGCGCCGCCCAGACCACCCAGGCCGAGGCGAAGCTCAAGACGGTCGAGGAATCCCTCACTGCCGCGCAGAAAACCATCACCACGCTGACGTCTCGCCTGACGGACCTCGAGGGCAAGTTCAACAACACGCCGGCCAACGGGCCGAAGCGTCCCGTGGCCGTTGGCGATGGCGAGGCCATCACCGACTGCTGAGCCTTTCCGCCCCGCTCGACCTCCCCAGCCTCAAGGACACCCATGCGTAACGAAACCCGCATTCTCTTCAACAAATTCCTGACGCAGATTGCGACGCTCAACGGCGTTGTGGCTGCGACCGACAAGTTTGCCGTCGCGAAGCGCCTGCAGCCAGCCCTTGTTGACGTCCTGCAGGAGCGGGTTTGCAGCAAGGTCGGTCTCGACCGCCACGCTCGTGCCGTTCCAGCCGATGGCCAGGCGGTCCAGCGCCTGCTGGTTGAGGATGGCGTCACGCAGACGGTTCTGGAAGTCCGGGAACTTGGCCCAGGCATCGAGCAGGGCATACGGGAACGCGCTATCGAAGTCGGTCTTGCTGCAGACGTATTCCTGGTCCGACAGCGAGGACACGTCGCGGGGATTGCGATCCTTGAGTGCGGTGTTCGTGCGGCTGGCGAGCGGACCGGTGACGCCGAGGCCAAGCTTGGCGCCGGACTTCTCCGTAACGCCGAGCATGTTGATGAGCT